GTGCGCCAGAAGATGTGAATGTGTGAATGAAGTTACCGCCTGATTGGGTAACAGTTCCACCACCAAATAATTGTGTTGCGCTTGTGTATGAAATGATGACGATGCCTGAGCCGCCTGATGAACCATTATTGTTAGGCCCACCACCACCACCACCACCAGTGTTGGCTGTGCCTGCTGTTCCAACAGAACTAGAAATACCGCCTGTTCCACCGCCACCGCTACCTCCAGCGCCACCACTGTCAAAACCACCACCGCCACCACCGCCAGCATAGGTAACGCTAGAGCCTGTAATTGAAGATGCTGTGCCAGCACCGCCAGCACCAGATACAGTATTACCAGTTCCACCAGCCGCAGTAGCACCGCCACCGCCACCGCCATAATTTACAAATCCGCTTGTACTGCCACCGTTGTTACCTTGTGATGGAGATGTTGCTGGAGTATTTCCTGTGCCACCAGATGCCGCAGCAGATGGAGAACCTGCACCGCCACCACTGCCTCCGTTAGCACCAGCACCACTACCTAAAGAACCACCACCACCACCGCCAGTAGATGTTATTGAGGAAAATACAGAATCAGTTCCATTAGTTCCTTTATTGGAAGTTGATGTAGAACCCGAACCACCAGCACCCACAGTAATTGTGTATGACTGAGTTGGGTTTAAAGATAATGTACCTGTTCTAAAACCACCCGCACCACCACCACCGCCAGCGTAGCTAGTTACATTGTTGCCCCTGCCACCACCAGCGCCACCAGCAACCACAAGGTAGGTAGCAGTAACCGATTGCAGTCCTGTCCAGCCAAATGCGGCGAGTGCGGCGGCTCCAACTTTTGATAAACGTGGCATCTGCGTGTCCTTATGCAAACTTGGTTTGCGAGGCCAAAACAGTAAACGCAGCACTGCCTGTTTTGATAATTACATAGGTGTAGCTATCAATTGAGCTTGCATTGCCAGAAGTTGGTGCTGTACCCCCCTGCCACTTGGGAGTCACAGACGAACCATCCACTTGTACGGCAGAGTTGTAGTAAGCAGTAGCGCCATTGGTTACCAAAAAGGTAGCAGACAACGATTGCCCCGTAGACATCACGCTGTTCAAAGATGTGCTTACATTGCCTCTGAAGTTGACGGTGAAGTTACCACTTGCATTGGTCGTGTAGTACAGGACTGACTGGGTTATAGCATCGTAGTTAATCGTGCCTGTTGCCGCAGTTGCAGAGATTGTGGTTGTCTCTCTGATTGTTGTTGCTAATTCATTGGTAACGGCGGGGCTTGTCAGGGTTTTGTTGGTAAGCGTCTGCGTTAGCTCATTGCCAGTGATTGTGAAATCAGAGTCGGGAACAGTAACAGCACGGTTAGCCGCAGGGGAAGCCGTAAAGGTTGAAGTGAAATTGGTGGAGCCACCGCTAAAAGCTATTGCCATGTTTTTTCCTTAGAAGACGACCAAGCGTTGACCGCTGGTAACAGTAATAGTAACGCCGCTGGCAACAGTGAGAGGGCCAACAGCAAATCCGTTCTGCCCGGCAGCAATAGTGCCACTTACCGTCACAGTGTCAGCATTTAACTGCACCGCGCCAATACCACCACCAATAGCGTTAGATGTAAATTCTGCGGGGTATGTGACAAACACATCTTTTGTACCAGCACTAAAGTTGACCAACGATCCTGCGTTGCTGGAAGAGATTACAGTTGTTCTTGCGAGTGTTGTACCAGATGCGGTGTATGTGCCAATCCCAACTTCCCACTCTGATCCTGTTTGTCCAGCGATGGTGTAGTAGGTGGTGTTGGCGTTACCGATGGCTGAAAAAGACTGATACCCCGTCGATGCACCAAGCAGAGTCACTGTTCCCGTACCCGCCGTTGTGGTCGTCTCTTTAACTCGGTCTGCAAGTACGAAAGCCATGTGTATCCTTATTCCGTTTCAACCAACGTCCAGTCAGGTGTTTCTGCATTGTTCACCAACGTCCAGCCAGCAGTTTGAGAATTGTTGACATTTTGCCAGTTTGCGGTCTGGCTGTCATCTACCAACTTCCAGTAGATCGGAATTACATCCCCGACAGAGCCAGCGGCTTGAACCCCAGACAAAGCAAAAGTTTTTCCAAATCCAACCGTGCCAACTAAACCTGTAGCGCTATCAGTCGTCAAAATACCGACTTGCGCAAACACAACTGTATTTACGAAACCCGCCGCTGCGACGCTGGTCAAGGCAACAGAAATTGCAGGCGCTACCGTGCCAACTTCACCTATTGCCACATCGCCGGATGTTACATCCGACTCGTTGTAGATCACCGTCCCAGCCGCGCCAGAAGCCTGAACTCCAGACAGAGCAACGGATTTACTGTGTGTTACAGACCCAACCGCGCCAGAAGCCGCCACGCCAGACAGAGCAAAAGTAAACGCCGCTGTGGGCGTACCTACAAACCCAGCAGCATGAACTCCGGCTATTAACGGGAAGTTGGTTTCGTTTACATCGCCAATGTCTGGATGGCACAGAACCCCAGTCAGGGCAACAGAGACACTTTTTACAACCGTACCTACACTGCCTGTTGCTTCATCCCCAGTTATTGCTTGCGACCCTGTGGCAACAACAGTGCCTACATTACCTGCGGCTACAACCCCAGTCAGGGTAACCGTGCTGGCTTTTGCAACGCTTCCAACATTCCCAGACGCAGATACGCCCGTCAGGGCTACGACGACATCTGCGACCTCACCAAGAGCGGCGTACGGTGACTGGGCGTATGCGGATATACCAAACATGGTCTACGGCCTGCGCCGCCTCCGCTTAGGTTGTAGCCAGACGCAACAATGCTGTTGTGGTGTTGTTCACAGGCATGGTCAAAGTGAAAGTACCAGACGTAATGGTCTGTGAACCAAACGTGTGAACACTCACCGCCTTGTTGCTCTGTGAAGAGTTGTAGATCAACACTGCATCAAACGCTGTGGTCAAAGTCACTGAGGTGTAAATCAAACTGGCAGAAGGCGTAAAAAAGGCTACCCCAGCAGTTGCTGATGCGTTGGTTGCAGTTGGTGGCGTTGCAGCCGTGACCGCTATACCTCCAGCAGAATAGCCAGCGCCAGACACTTCACCTGATGTTGTATACACAGTGGTAGCGGCATCGATCGTAGCGGAAACCAAATACAAGGCCGCTTTAAAAGAGTCGGTTGCGCTCGTTCCACGGGTCGGCGCAGTGCCAAAGTTGTGGGTTGCTGTCAGTAACTCGCCCATGAACGAGGTACACATTGATTGAGTATTTGCCATGATATTTCCTTAAAACGAAGCGGATTCACCGCCAATGAATGTAGGGGGTTTCTTCAAAGTTACATGCACGGAACGGTGGACAAGTTCACCATCCAACCAGTACTCAGTCCATGTGGTGAGTTCGTTGTCATTATCGACTGTACCCTCTTGCTTTACAAGCAGAGAATCGTCCATTTCGCCTTTGGTCGTCGTTACGAGTGCCATTACACAATCCTTATAAGTGCTGACGTGCTTGTGTTTGCAGGCATCGTCACAGTGAATGAAGTGGTTGATGTTTTGTTGTTGCCAAAATCAAGCACACAGACTGCGCCATTGTCGCCTGCTTTGTAGATCAACGCGCCACGGGCTGTGATCGCACCTGTCCACGACGGAGAAGTGAAAGTCACGTACGTAACGCTACCAGACGATGTTGTTTGAGACGTGACCGTAGTTGTCACGATCTGACCACCTGCCACGTAGTTACCACCTGATGCTTCACCTGTAACTGTGTAGGCTGTGGTGGTTTCGTCCAGCGTTGCATCATTGGTGTACAGAGCCAGTCGGAACGTATCCGAGGTCAAGTTGATTGACCCGTTTGCCAGCCCTGCTCGCAGCGTATTGCAAGAGAAGTTGCCTGTGAAGCTCATACACGATTCCCCTTTCGCACATTATCTGCTGCGGGGATTACTTGTAAGTTTGTCGGTACGTGAAAACCAGAAACAATTTTGCCTTGGAGCGGTAGTATGTGGTCAACGTGCCAAGAAAATCCAAACATTTTTGTACGCAGCGCAGCCAACTCATACGCTTGTTGAATCATCCAATGATCATCGGATGTGAGCCAAATGGGAGTACGGTTAATTTTTGCTAAGCGCCGTTTTACGGTATGCGCGTTTACTTTGCCTTTGTTGTTAAATTTTGTTTTCTTTGCGTATACTTTTACTTTTTCTGGGTTATTTGCGCTCCACGCAAGAATGGTGGCGCGGCATGATTCTTTGTTTGCTTTACGATATTGAATATCGCGTTCGCGTTTCTTTTGAACCATCTCAGGTTTGAGCATCATTTTTAATCGGTCTTTACGGCGTTGCGCTTGCGTACGTTCTTTATTTGCCGCTCGATTATCCTGTAATGTTTTTTTAGCGCATTCAACACACGCCCCAGATACTCTACGAAGCCCTTCAAGCTCAGGATGTTTAACACACGCCGACCCATAACACGTAGGCAGTCCTAATGTTTTAGCCTCTTGGCGCGTATGTTTAATCATTACGCTACTCCATTGTTTTGGGGTAAAGGCGATAAACGATACTGACCGCTTCTATAACTATCGGATCGCTCCATGCCATCGCCCAGACGTTTCGCCAACGCAAGTGCTTCTTTGAACTTGGTGTCGTACAACGTGATGATGTCTTGCTCACCTTTCATAAAAGTGTAAGCCTCTACCAATGAGCCGTACAGCAAAACGGAATCAAAGTTATCCCCCAACCATGTTGTGGTCGCGGTGGTGATGGACTCTGGATAGTAATAGTAGTGAAGCTCAACGTAATACGCCGCATCAGGCGTTGGGCCAAGGATAATTGACAATTCGTTGGTGATTGCGGAACTGACAATCGTTGGGCCAAACAACGCATAGTATTTTGGAACACCTTTGTCGTTTGGCGCAGGGTACGCCTGACGGATGAAATTCACATCCTTGTTGAGTAAATACTCAAACGTGCCAGTGTCCAAGTTTCCACCAACAACACCTGTCACCAATGCCAACGAATACACAGACAAAAAGTCATTTGGCAAAGACACGTACTTATTGCTTGACGTGATCGCTGTGTACTGATTCTTGCGAAGCGACGGGAACTGAACCGAGTTGTAAATGCGCTGCTCAGCCTGCTGAATGAACCGATTGATCTGAGCGGTTGAGTTCTCAGTCGATCCATCAGCAAGGTATACAGGGGGAAACTGATTCTCCGTGTATGACTGAATTGCAGTTACAAGCTGGCTGTAGTTCACGCCATTGGCCCCCGCGCCATCACGCCTTTAGTAGCCGCGCCAGTGCCACGGATTTTGATACCAGTGGTTTTGGTAGGCTTGTAGTCATTGCTGTGAGCATTTGCCTCAGAGACGTTTAGGTCTTTCATGTATTTTTTATTGTCAGCCTCGCCAACAACAACGCTTGGAACTATTTTTGGTTTTTTGTAATCAACCATCTTAGCCTCCGCGACCAGAAGAACGTTGGTTCATGACCTTCGCCATGTTGCGACCATACTTGAGCATGTCGCTGTTGGTCTTGCCGCCAGCGCGAAGTTTGGTCATGGGCTTGCCCGGATGCAGCTTCTTTTCGTGCTTATGCACTGCGCCAGCAATCATCTTTTTGTCCTGTTTTAAATCTTTCTTGTCCATCATCGACTCCTTATGTCGTTGTAACCGTAACTGTACCAAGTTCCACCGCTAAAACCAAATTATTTGGAGTCAAAGCAGCATCAAAAAACGCCGCCCCACCCACTGGGTTCCAGCCCCACTGAAAGATTCGACTACCACCCTCCACTGTCCCAGTACCCAATGGGCCTGTACCAGTTGGGACAATCTGCAACCCGCTTGTTCCTGACAACACATAGCTGCGGTCAGGACGAGGATTCCTTAAAGCCTGTGGGTCGTCCACCGGGAACATACCCAACTGCAACTGCGGTTGATCAGGATCCCAGCAAGCGGGGCAAACCAACAGGTTGTAGTTCTTGGTCTTGATGATCTCCGTCTTCAAGATGTTGAGCTTGAACCGCTGATCGCAGCGATCACACTGTGCAATCGCGTGCTTACCACTGGCAAACCTGTTGCCCACTGTTACCTCCCAATGTAGGTTTGGCGGGGAACAAGCCTCAAGGCAGCTTTCTCATGGTCTTCGTACGCCGCAAGCTCCCAAGCCTCGTCGTACTGCTGTTTCAGGAAGCCAAGACGTTCTGCGCCAGTGGGAATCTTTCCGGCGATGTAATACGACAACCCCGCTGCCATACAAGGCAGGAAGCGGAAAGGAACGTCCATGACGTTTACACCCCCACCAGCGTCTTGGGTGCGGCGTAGACGCCAATACACCAATTGGTAGGTCTGTGCGTTGTCCGGTGTGGGCCAGACGGTTACAGCGGGAACCTGCTCCCAATACACGGTCGCATTGTCCGCATGACTTGCCGCCGTGGTGTTTTGCTGCCCACGGAAACAGTTGTACAGGACATTCCCGTCAATGTATCCATAGTTGATGATCTCATTGTCAATCTTGACAAACCCGGCGGCTGGAAGCCCCACCACGGAGTCCAACGTGATTTGCGTGGATGTGCTGGTAATTGCACCGTCTAGGGTTAACCCTGTCGTTGATGTTTGCCCGTTGTAGCGTTGAATCCAAATCTGAATGGGTCTGGCCTGCGTAATTTTGTTGGGGATTGTGGCGTAGGTAGAAACGCTGATACGGGTAATGGTCAGATCAGCCTGAGTTGAAGCCACATTTGCCCCGGTGCGAATCACATGCTCCAAGAGGTCAATGGTGTCGTTGGGCAGGGGGTAGGTGTTCTGACCCTGAACCAAGTCAATTGTGCCAGTCTCAATTGTCCACAGATTGATGCCACGGTTGGCCCAATCAGCAAACATGATGTTTAAACTGCGTCTGGCTGTGCGTAGGTCATAGCCCGTGCGAAGTTCACCACCGGCGCGTTCAAACGCTTCCTCGACCAACTCGGTGAGGTCTAGGTTAAAGCTTGATGCACCAGAGGTATTTGCCATTATCTAAACCCTGCTGTTTTCTTTGCAATGTTCTTTGGTTGTGCCACGAACTGTTTTCCCTTGGCTTTGCCCGCCCGCTTTGCACGGGTTGTAGCGGCATACTCCGCTGGGCTTAGACTTTTGATCGCAGCCTCTGGGAGATACCGCTCACCCGTTTTGGATGAGGGTTTACCCGACTTGGTTCGCCATTTCTGGTCGCCCCAAGATTTAAGGGATTGTTGCGGTGCTTTCAATCTCGGTAGCCCCCGCCAGCGGCTTTATATTTTTTTGCTACAAGCTGCGCTTTTCTCGCGCTCCACTGGCCTGCGCCTGTACCGTGGGTAGCCGCTGCTTTGACCTGAGCCACAATCCGCTTACGCAAGCTAGGCTTGGTGTAGTTGCCAGCAGCGTTTACACCGCCGCCTTCTGCATACATGTCCACATCTTGCGGCTTGTCTTTACGACGGACAGCCTTCTTCCCCGGCATCTTCTTCGGGTTGATTGCGCCCATACCGCGAGAGGCCATCATCAGATCATCTTCCCACGGGTTTTGCCTTTGACAGCGCAGCCATCAGCACGACTGGAAGC